TAAAAATGTATGGAGACGTGATTACTTTCCGTATTATAAAGCAAATCGTAAAAAAAATCGAGATGAATCCGAAATGGATTGGAACAAACTCTTTGAGTGTGTTCATAAAATACGTGATGAACTTGCTGAACACTTTCCTTATAAAGTACTTTATATAGATCGTTGTGAAGCCGATGACATTATTGCTACAATTGTTCATGCAGAAGGTCAGTTGCTTTATGGTGGTGGCGAAAAAATCTTAATCCTATCAGGAGATAAAGATTTTATGCAATTACATACATACGCAAATGTTGACCAATATAACCCAACTATGAAAAGATGGGTACGAACAGATGATCCTAATAAATATTTACAAGAACATATATTGAAAGGTGATGTAGGTGACGGTATTCCAAATATTCTTAGTGCTGATAATTGTCTTGCTATTGGTGAACGCCAAAGGCCATTAACTAAGAAAAAGATTACTGCTTTTACTACTGAACCTTCATCTATGGACGAAGAAACAAAGTTACGTTTTAATCGTAATAAAAAGATGATTGATCTAGGTGAAATTCCACAAGAATACAAAGATAAAATTCTAGAGGAATATCGTAAAGATAGTCCTGTAGGTAGAGAACATCTTTTTAATTTTTTCGTAAAAGCAAAATTGAAGAACTTAATTACTGATATACAGGATTTTTAAAATGGCAATTAAATTATCAATTTCTGAGATTGTAACAAAATGCTCAGAATTTAAATCAAAAAAAGAAAAAATAGAATGGCTTCAAAAAAATGATGCAGTTCCACTTCGTACAGTATTGAGACTCATTTATGATCAAGATATAGAGTTTTTAATACCTGACACACCACCTCCTTGGAAGAAAAATAACTATCCAGACGCTACAACTATGCTTTATAGAGAAGCTCGTCGTCTCAAAATTTTCTTTAAGGGTGGAGGATATGACAACTTACAACAGGTAAAAAGAGAATCATTATTCATTTCTTTACTAGAAGATATTGAAGATAATGATGCTGATCTTTTAGCAAATCATATGATTTCTCATACTCCAGTTAAAGGTGTTACTCGAAAAACTATAGAAGAAGCATTTCCTACTTTATTCACTGACCCGTTACGGGTTTAACTTCCACTAGACAAAAGGACGATATGGTAAATGTCACGCAAGAGATTTCGATCCTTCCGCGATAAGAATATGGACGAATGGAGTGAATACTCCAAAAGAGAAGACCGCAGGTCTGAGCGCAAGAAAAAGAATCGAAGAACTACACGAAAAGATCGTTTAAACGAAAAGTTTAAAAACTTTAAAGCTTGGAAAAATGATGAATAAACTGTTGACATACTGAAAAAAGTGTGTTATAATATGTTTTTAAATGATGAAATGTTATGAGTACGTGGAGAAATATGGAATTAAGTGACAAGGTTATCCTTGTAGATTGTGATGGTGTTTTACTTGATTGGGAGTATAGCTTTTACAAATTTATGATTAGTAAAGGATATACAGTTAAAGAAGCAGGACATTATAAAATCAATGAAAGCTTTGGTATTCCATACGATGAAGGTAAAAGATTAATTACTCACTTTAATGAAAGTGCTAACATTGGTTTCTTATATCCTTTTAGAGATGCCGTTAAATATGTAAGAAAGCTTCATGAAGAACATGGGTACATATTTCATTGTATTACCTCATTATCCACTGATCCGTTTGCTAAAAAACTTAGAATTCAAAACCTTGAAAATGTGTTTGGAAAAGGCATATTTGAAGAAGTGGTCTGTCTAGGTTGCGGAGACGATAAAGATGAGGCTTTAGAGCCTTACAGAGACACTGGATGTTTTTGGATAGAGGATAAACCAGCAAACGCAGAACTAGGCCTCAGATTAGGTCTGGTGCCCTTTTTAATTGAACATGAACACAATAAAGATTACGTAAATGATAATTTTCAGAAAGTTAAAACCTGGAAAGAAATTTACGAATTTGTTGTATAAATAAAGATATGATAGATTGGAATATTTAATTAATGCCAACATACGAATTCAAAGACACCAATACAGGTGAAATCTTCGAGAAGATCCTCAAAATCTCGGAGCGAGAATCCTTCCTCGAAAAAAACCCTCATTTAAAACAAATTATTAGCGGACAAACTGTGATTGAGTCTGCGCGTCTTGGTCGTATGAAACCCGACCAAGGCTTTCGTGATTTGCTTTCTGATATGAAAAACAATAAAAGCTATACAGGAAATAAAATCAACGATTGGAAGTAACTCGTATATTATGATGTTGATTTGCCATAAGGAGGTTATATATGTCGAAACAACGTCGTATTTCTCAGAAGGAGAGACGAAGATTAGAACGTGAAGTGAGATCTGGAACATTAAATTCCAAGTTTAGTATGAGGCCTATCAAACCAATTACAATCACACAAGAAGATATGTTTGATTCATATCGTGCAGGATATAATATTGCTGCAATTGGTACAGCTGGAACAGGTAAAACTATGTGCGCTATGTACTTAGGATTAAAGGATGTTCTTGAATCAGAAAAATACGAACAACTTATTATCGTTCGTTCTGCTGTACAAACAAGAGAACAAGGGTTCATGCCAGGAACTCAAGCTCAAAAAGAAGCAGTATATTCTACACCATACGCAGACATTACATGTGATTTATTTGGTAGAGGAGATGCTTGGGAAATCCTAAAGCAAAAAAGGCAGGTTAAATTTATGACGTCTTCCTTTGTGAGAGGATTAACATTTGACAACTCTATTATTGTAGTTGATGAATGTCAATCTATGACGTATCATGAACTTGATAGTATCATAACAAGAGTAGGAGAATCATCAAAGATTATATTCTGTGGAGATACTAAACAAGATGACTTAGCTGGTTCGAGAAATCGAAACGATGTTTCCGGCCTAGGTGGTTTTATAGATGTTATTAATAGAATGCATAAGTCTTTTAGGACTATAACATTTACAACAGATGACATTGTAAGATCAGGTCTAGTTAAAGAATATATAATAGCAAAGGAGACAATTAACACAAAAGGTTATGTTCCACAATTTGCTGTAGCATAACATAGGGGGAGAGTGGCGGAGTCCATCTCCGCCATTTCTTTTATAGAGATAATATTATGACACAAGAAATTCAAGATTACAAACTCAATTGGTTAAGGAAATCCTCTTATAGAGTAAAACTTCCTAAAGACCAAAATTCACAAGAGTGCTTAGCCTGGTGCACAGACACGCTCGAAGAAAAAGTATGGGATTATTCTTTAAATCCAGAAAATGAACAATATACATTTTTCTTTAATTCACCATCATTAGCTGAAAGATTTAAATCAACATTCAAAAATGGAGATACACGAACAGTCGATTTAGCTTAAACCTTTCCAAGGAAACTATATTATGTTATTTGAACACTACGATCATCAGATCGAATTACCACCACTTACAAGAAAAACTACAGAAAATGGAAGAAGATATTTTACACCAACAGGTGAAGCGTATCCTTCTGTAACCACTGTTTTAGGAATCTTAGGTAAAGCGTCATTAATGGCGTGGCGCAAAAGAGTTGGAGAAGAAGAAGCTAATCGTATTAGTTCTCAGGCCGCACGACGCGGTACAGCGGTTCATAAACTTTGTGAAAACTATTTAGATAATAAAGAAGATTATAAAGATGGTCAACAACCTGCAAATATCTTCATGTTTAATACAATTAAACCAGTATTAGACAAAAAGATAAATAATATATGGTTCCAGGAAGCTTTTCTCTATAGTGATGAATTACAAACTGCGGGCCAGGTAGATTGTATTGCAGAATACGATGGTAAACTGTCAGTGATTGATTTTAAAACATCGAGAAAGTTAAAATCAGTCGAACATATTCAAAATTACTTTATGCAGGTTTCTTTTTATGCAAAAGCATTTGAAGAAAGAACAGGACAAGCAATACATCAAGGTGTTGTACTTATCGGTGTTGATGATGCTGAACCTCAAGAGTTTTTTATTGATCCCGATGATTACATCGAACACTTTAAAGCTGTAAGGGAGACATATAAAACTCTATATGAAAAAGACACGGTACATAATAATTGATAAAGATATGGGTGTCTTTTTAGGTACCTATGATGGTGCCTCATTAGGACAACATGACGATAATAGAATCTATGCATGCTTTGCTGCAAACAATCCATTTGGATTGACAACAGCATGTTCTTTTAAAAGTGATAGAGCAGCAAATTTTTATATAAGAGATATGTTTCATGAAACAAAAAGAAGCGATCTTATAACAGTACCAGTTGAATGTGATACAGAATTTCCATCTGTAATTGATATAATCAAAGCAGGACATGCAGATAAAGTGCATGATATGTCAGATACTTTATTTGAAATGGGTAACCAAACAGTTCATTAAAAAAACAGTTGACATTTACGAAGAACTGTGATAATATAAGAAAAATGACAGATAAAAAATTAATTAGTGAAGCTCTCATGTTTGCGGTAAAAGCACATGGAGATCAAAGAAGAAAATACACAGGTGAACCTTATATCGTTCATCCAGTTGGTGTCGCGAAAATTATAGAAGATTCCGTAGAACATACAACTGAAATGATAGTAGCAGCTTTACTTCATGATGTAGTAGAAGATACTGCAGTTACTTTCTCAGATATATCAGAAAAGTTCGGTACAAAAGTAGCTGAACTTGTCCACTATCTCACAAACGTCTCAGAAAAAGAAGATGGTAATCGTGCATTTCGAAAGAAAATGGATGCAGATCATTTTGCTTTGGGACCAGCTGAGAGTCAAACTATAAAGGTCGCAGACCTTATTCATAACAGTGAAACGATCATCCCTCATGATCAAAAATTCTTTCACAAAGCATATAAACACGAAAAACAATACCTTTTAAGTGTATTGACAAAAGCAGACCCAATTTTATTGGATAGAGCACAAACAATCCTTTCAGATGCCTGGGATCCAGCAAATTAGTCAAAAAACCTTAAAATAAATTAGTAATAAAATCAATAACTTAGATATGTGTGTTTCTAAGTGGTTGATTTTAAAAGGAAAAATAATTGAACTTTTTTCACAAAAAGGGTTGACATTTGCTTTGAGATGATGTACAATAGCTACATAAATTAGGAAAAGGAATAAATTATGAAAACATTTACAGTAAAGCAGATCAAGTTCAACGAAGTAGAATCTGAGTATCCTAACGAGTTTGGTTGGGACGGTGCTGTTGCTCGTTCAGAGAAGTGGAGAGCAAAGATGGACTACATGCACTTTCAGGCAGATGAAGGTGATGTGTTCAAAGTAGAGGACATTGATCTGTACAACGATACGTTCCTAGTACAAGCAGAAGATTTGGACCATGTGTTCCATCTGACTAATGTGTGGAACGATATGGATAAAGTTCACATGTATGAGCAAGGTCATTCAACAAGTGTTGGTGACCTGATTGTTGATAACGATAGTGGCGATACATTTATGGTCGCTAGCTTTGGTTTTGATAAGGTAGCTTAATATGAAATTACAAGAATATTTTGATTTTTTAGATGCACTTCGTGAGAGTGGTTCGATTAATATGTTTGGAGCTCCTAAGGTGCTTCAAGAAGAGTTTGGTTTGAGTAAAGGAGAATCTTTTGAGATTTTCACTGCTTGGACAGAAAAATTTAAATAAAAGTGAAAAAAACTGTTGACATTTGCTTTTAAATGATGTATAATAGTCTAGTAAATTAAATTAATGGAGAAAATTTGTTATGGCACATAATATTGAAATAATCGATGGTCAAGCTCAAATGGCTTACCGTCTAAGCGCTGGAGTACCTTGGCATGGTCTTGGAGTTCCAGTAGAAGATGATATGACTCCTGCGGAGATGATGAAAGCTGCTGGTCTTGATTGGACTGTTAAGCTTGTTGATTCTTTTGTAGAGTCTAATGGAGTGAAAGTTCCTACTGGAATGCAATCACTTATTCGTGAAACTGACAACAAAATTCTCACCAATGTTGGTGGAAATTGGAATCCTTGTCAAAACGCTGAAGCTTTCGATTTCTTTTCGGATTTCGTAAAAGCAGGTGATATGGTAATGGATACTGCTGGTTCACTTAAAGATGGTCAAATCGTTTTTGCTGCTGCTGATGTGAAAGATGGTTTCACACTTTTTGGTGGCGACGAAGTGAAAGGTTACCTTCTTTTTTCTAATCCTCACAAATACGGACACTCTATCGATGTCAAATTCGTAATGACTCGAGTTGTTTGTAATAATACTCTCTCAATGGCATTGACTGAGCGTGGTCAACCTGCTATTAGAGTATCACACAGGAATCAATTTGACGCTGAAAAGGTTAAAGAACTTCTTGGTATTTCACACACAAGGATTGAACAGTTTAAAGGTGCTGCTGAGTTCCTTGGTTCTAAGCAATATAAAGATCAAACTTTCCAAGATTTTCTTGGTCAAGTATTTGGTACTTCATCTCAAGAAGGTAAAACTCTTAGTAGGACTGCTGAAAGAGCACTTGAAATTGTTGAAACACAACCTGGTGCAAACTTCAAACCTGGTTCTTGGTGGAATGCTTACAATGCAGTTACTTACATGACTGACCATGAGCTTGGTAGAACTGCTGATGCTCGAGCTACTTCAGCTTGGTATGGTGTTAACGCAAAAAGAAAGCTTAAAGCTCTCGACCTTGCGGTAGAAATGGCGGAGGCTGCGTAAGCAGCTTCCATTTTTTTAATTATTAGGAAAAGGAAAAATTATGGTAAAATTAGATAAAAAAGGAAAAATTAGAACTGACGCTTATGTTGGAACATTTGACACTGGTTGTGCTGGTGATATGTTAGAAGTAGAATCAATCAGAACTTTAGTCAAAGGTTTGAATCAAGAGCTTAAAAATTCTGGTGCTGTTTGTAAGTACGGTAGAGATTTAAGGTTCAGAGTAGATGTAAAAGGTAGAAAGCCAATTCATAAACCAAGAAAAACTCCAGCTGGAAACTATACTGGTTGGACTTGGGGTGGTGACGTCATTGGTGGTCTTTCAAACGCTGGTGCTGTTGATGTCTACATTCACAGAAGGTACACATGGTAAGTTGGTTGTTTGGCTGGTGTGATATCAGCTTTTTAAAAGATAAAGGAATTCTATGAAAATTAAAGTAGAAATCGAGCTTGACACAATAAGAGATAAAGAAGAGCTCGATGAACTGATAAGACTCATCAATAGCATCAGAAATAAAGATGATGATGATGAATATTATGATTAGTTATAAGGATATAACGAAATTGTATAAAAAAAGTCACACTTTTTGTGAAAAAAGTGAAAAAAACTGTTGACATTTCATTTTAGATGATGTATAATAGTTCTATAAATTGGTAATATAACGCAATACGGAGAAAATACTATGAACTTAACTCAAACTGAAATCAAAAAATTTACTGACATTGTAAACAAAATGGATAGTGAAGATTCTCAACTTCTGATTCAAATTTGGAAAAATGCTCAAAACATGAAATCTGCCAATAAAGCTGCAGAGTTTAGGAAAGGAAATAACGTTCAATTCAAGAACAAATATGGTGAAAAGATTGTTGGTGTCGTAACTAAAGTCAACAGAAAAACTATTGCTGTTTCGACTTCAGAAGGCAATTGGAAAGTATCACCTAATCTTCTTAGTTTAGCGAGTTAAGTCGTGATCGAAATTCTTCAGGAAATTACTGAGTGGGATAGTCCTGTGAAAAACGGGACTTACCACATAAATAGTGCAGGACATCTTGTCCAATTCAATGACACTATATTCAAAGCTCCTCTAAAAGGATTCAGCAAAGCAAGACGAAAATTTAAAAAAATTGGTGAAAGACCAGACATGTCAATGCCTACTATGAAAACTGTTGTAGGCTCAACTGGAAAAATTTACGTTATCAATAATGGTGAATGCAGTTGTCCTGGCTTTCAATTTAGAGGAAAATGTAAACACATTCTATAAGGAGAAACTATGGAAAATTTAATAGCTTATTTAATTCTTGGTTTTATGTTACTATTGACATATATTGGATTTCATATGGCTTGTGAAAAAGATGCAGGAAAATACATTCCTTTGCTTTGGGAAAAAGGCGGAGCTTTAAACAAGACATATCATAAACTATTTGATAAGTGGAGATAACACTTGATGAAATTTGAAATTTTATCCGATCGTAAAGTACTAAGGAAATGGGGAAAAATTGCATTAGTAATTCTTCCTGTACTTTTTTGGACTGCGTGGTACTACAGTATCAAATACATTTCAAAATTTAATGAGTTTGTTCAAAACTACGGTGATGAATGGCTTGAAGATTTTATGAGAGACTAAATTGAACTTTTTTCACAAAAAGGGTTGACATTTGCTTTGAGATGATGTACAATAGCTACATAAATTAGGAAAAGGAGAAAATATGTATAAAGTGATAATAGGTGATATTGTTTATCTGTATGATAATATCAAAGATGCAAGGAAGGCCTTTCATATTGCAGTCAGTAAGAATGGTATCAATAACGTGAAGGCGACCTATCAGAGTAAATAAAAATGCGTATTGATAATGAAATCAAACTTGACTATAAAGATGTTTTGATTCGTCCAAAAAGATCAACACTTGGAAGCAGAAAAGAAGTAGATCTATATCGTGAGTTTAATTATAGGAATTCTGAGCATTATGAAATGAGTATGAATGCTTTACGACCTGAAATGCCAGATTATCGTGGTATTCCTATTATGGCTTCGAACATGGATGGAGTTGGTACATTTGAAATGGCAGATGTACTTTCGAAACATGGATTGTTTACCTGTCTTGTAAAAACTTATTCTAAAGAAGATCTAATTAAATTCTTTAATTCAGGAAAAATTCTTCGTACAGAACACTGTGCATATAGCATGGGTATTTCAATTGAAGAGCTTACTAAGTTTATTGAAGTATATCAACATGACCGAGAAGCAATTAAGTATGTATGTGTAGATGTTGCCAATGGATATAGTAATCGTTTTAGAGACTATATCGCAACACTAAGAGAAAAAGCACCACATATTGTGATTATTGCTGGTAATGTTGTAACTGGTGAAATGACAGAAGAACTTATACTGAGTGGAGCAGATATTGTTAAAGTTGGAATTGGACCTGGTAGTGTTTGCACTACTCGTATTCAAACTGGTGTGGGTTATCCTCAACTTTCAGCGGTCATTGAATGCGCTGATGCTGCACATGGTCTTGGTGGACATATTATTGCTGATGGTGGTTGTGTATCACCTGGTGATGTAGCAAAGGCATTTGCCGCAGGAGCAGATTTTGTAATGTTGGGTGGAATGCTCGCAGGACATGATGAAGGTGGTGGTAATGTAATTACTGAATCTATTATTTCAAACGTGCAGGCGCCCGCTACGTCCGCGGGGATTGGTAAACGTATTGAGAAACAATTTGTAGAGTTTTATGGTATGAGTTCTAAATCTGCTAATGATAAACACTTTGGTGGTCTTAAAGACTACAGATCCTCAGAAGGTCGTACAGTGGTGGTACCATATAAAGGACCAGTACTTAATACAGTACAGGACATTCTAGGTGGTTTACGTAGTGCGTGTACATATGCTGGTGCAGAAAAGCTTAAAAATTTAAGTAAATGTACAACCTTTGTTCGCTGCACTCAAACGCACAATCAAGTTTATGAAAGTTCAACAATAGGAGTATAATATGGATAGAGCTACAGTAATGGAGTTGCAATTGTCTAGAGCATTAGGCAGAGAAATTCAATGGGTGATTGATTCAGGTGGAGTTATGCCAGTTCAAATTCGTAAAAAATATGACGAATTGAAAGCATTTTATGATACTCAAATCGCTAATGAAGAGTATAAACAAACAACTTTGTTTCCTGAATACGAACAAACTGAATTGTTTTCGTAATTGTAACAAAATATATGACTTTTTTATAACGTATTATAAAAATTTCGTATATATATTATCGTATAACTTTTGTTTTGTTATACTAACTGGGATGATCTAATTGAAAAGAGAAACAGCACTAAAAATAATGAACCTCTCACCAGGAGTACACCCTATTGAGAAGTTAGTTGATATGCACCCAATGCGTCAAGTCGTATATGCTTCAATCTTACAAGTAGTTGTATTAGGATTTATGTTAGGCACGATGGCATTAGTAAATCTTTTTGTTTGATTATTCTATTATAAGGAACACAATGAATAACAAATTTATGATAGCAATTGCTGCTTGCTTAATTGCAGCACCAGCATATGCTGACTGGAGAATGGAACGATTCGATTTGAATGGTGACAAACTAATCAGCATAGAAGAACTTAAAGCATCCGAGTGCACCGTTAAAAAAGGTCTTTGGAAGCATGCAGATAAAAACAAAGATGGATTTTTAAATGTGAAAGAAGCAAGAAATGCTTCTGAGTATATTTTTAGAGCCAACTGTCCTAAAAAGGTATAATGAACGATATAGAAAGATTAAAAGAGAAATTAGAAGTTGTACTTTTATGTGCAATATTTCTTGTTACATTATATGGAGTAAACCCAGTATAATGAATACATTTTTCAAATATTGGATTCTACCTTGGTGTGGACTAATTCGTAAAAACTAATGGAATATTTAATAATACCTCTGGCTTTGCTTGTAACCTATGGCTTTTTAAAATTTGCACCTATGCACGACATAAAGTACGCGCTTTATGCAGAAAAAGTTCGTAAACTCAACAAACACAATCAATAAGGAACACTGTTATGAGAGCAATCATCAAAGGATTGCGATTGAACGGCGAGATTTGTGTTGAATGCTTGTTAGTAACCACTTTCTTAGGAATGATGGTCTACAGCGTTAGTACGATAGTCTAGACTTCAAAACTGCAATCCAAACAGCAAGGGACTCGAAAGGGTCCCTTATCTTTTATTACAATGTTTTTTTGCTTTTTCAAGTACTCTAAGATTACTGTGAACAACAACAGAAGTTAACATAAGTGTAGGCATTAAGATTTCATTTGTGATTGTTTGTCTCTTTTGAATCTCTGGTAATATAGATCCGAATATTGCTGTTTTAAGAAATACCATTTCATGTATCTCTGGCACTCTTGGTAATAAAGGATTCATTTCATATACACAATCGTAAGCGAGGGCTTTTTTGGTAGACCAGATATCTGCAGCTTGAACCAGAAAAAAGATTGTCCAGGTAGCTAAGCTGGCAGGTTCCTCCTCTGTTATTTTAAATTCAGGAAAAATTAATGTTGATTGAATAGGCATTATTTTTGC